TAATACATTTGTTAGATAATCATTTATATCAGAATCAAGTGCTACATCAGCTTCAATAATTGCCATTAAAAAAGAACGTTCAAATCCCGGACTTTGAACGTCGCATTCATTATCATCTTCACAATCTAGTAGTAACTGAAATAATTTTTTAATGTTTGACATTGTTTTAGGCAAGCACGTTTCAACAGTATGTTTTCCATTATCATACTTTTGACATTTAGTGATAAATTTATGGGCTGACATTTTATTATATATATATTAAAGATTAAAATATAAAAATAATATATAAAACAACGAATCATATAGATATGAATTATATTACGCCTATTAGTAAAAACATTGCTGATGTAGCATCTAATTATTTATCTTGGCCAAAAGATAATGCTGATACGACAATATTATCAAATAAAGAAATTTTAAAAATTGCTAGTATATTAAATAGTAGTTATATAGATAATCATTTAGTTGATTTACCAAAACTAGTTGTAGTTGGAACTCAATCAAGTGGTAAATCGAGTTTATTAAATTCATTAATAGGATTAGATATATTGCCAGTCGGTAAATCTATGACAACAAGGACTCCCTTACATTTAGAATTAATTCAAAGTACTATGGAAAGTCGTGTAGAATTTGGGGATTATTGTAATTTTCAATGGCAAATTGATAAAAAGATAGTAATTCATTATCCTATTCTTACTCAAGAACAGCGTGAAAGTATTCGTAATGAAATAGAAATACAAACAAATGTTAAAGCGGGGAGTGGTCTTAATATTAGTAATAATCCTATTTATTTAAAAATATATGCGTCAGGAATACCAAATCTTAGTTTAATCGATTTGCCCGGTTTAACAAGTGTAGCTATCACAGATCGTGGACAACCACGTGATATTAAAGAACAAATAATTAAGTTAGTTTCTAATTATATAGAACAAAAAAATACAATTATATTGGCTGTTATTGCTGCTCGGCCAGATATTGAAGCGGATATGGCCTTGGAGATAGTAAAAAATGCGGATCCAAAAGGTGAAAAAACAATTGGTGTTTTAACAAAATTAGATTTAATGAATGAAGATGCCGATGTAGGTATTTATTTAGAAAATACCTTAAGTAACGACTTGAAATTAAAATATGGATATTATGGTATTAGAAATAGAAGTAATCATGCTCAAACAATAGGTGAAGCGATTATTGCTGAACGTAATTATTTCTCCGGACATACTATTTATCGTCAAGAAAAATATCGGAATCGTCTTGGTATTCCTATCCTAAGTTTAAACTTAAGTAACATTCTTATTTATAATATTAAGTTATGTTTACCTAATGTATTATCAAATATAAATAATCAATTAGAGGAAACAAATAATGAATTGAGTATTTTAGGAACGAGTGTTCCATTAGATAAAGAGATTAGATTAACTATGTTAAATGGTTTACTAACTGGATATATTAAAAATTTTAGTCAAGCAATAGACCAAAGGGGTTCAACCCGACAAACGGGTCGTAAATTAAAGGAATCGTTTAATGAATTTCGTAAAAAAATAGAATGTATGAATCCCTTTTTAGAGTTAGACGATAATTATATTGTAGAAATATTGAAGTGTTATGATGGTATTCATATGAGTTTTCCTTACTTACCGATTGAAGTATTAGAAAATACATTAAGGGATAGTAAAATTCGTCCTATACATCAATTAACGGAACCAAGTCTTATTTGTCTACAGTCAGTATTAGATTTATTGAATGAATTAAATATAGAAATATTGGATAGTCAGCCTATAAAAAAATATCCAAATTTAATAAAACAAATAAAAAATATAGTTATAAGTGATATTTTTATGCCTCGTAATACAAAAACAATAGAACGTATTCGTGAATTAATTGAACAAGAGGAGTCTTATATTTGGACTGATAATAAAGATTTTAATAAAATAATGACAAGTGATTTTTCTAAAATAATCAGTCAAGATGGTTTTGATATTGCTCGATTTAAGGCGATTTTATATGAATATTATAAAACAATAGTAAATAATATTCGTGAAGTAGTTCCTAAAGCAATAGTGTATCACTTAATTCGTAATAGTGTAGATAATTTAAGTAGTGTTTTATTCGAGAAGATATTAGTTGGGGATACTATAAATTTATTGGAAGAATTTCCTGAGATTGAACAACGTCGTAAATTATTAGAAAAAAATCGTAAAGATTTAGTAGAAATAAAACGTTTAATAGAGACAATTTTATAATAAAAAATTAATAAAATAATAGAATATACGTATGTCAAGAAAATATAGAATAGATAAACCATTAGATGATTATGTGATATTGAATAATTTAGATGCTTTTAAAGCACAGATTACTGCTCAATCTCAATTTTGCGATGATGCTCAAGATGAAATCCGTCAATTAAATGATAAATTGAATCTACGTGAAAAAAAATATCAGCGTGTGAAGAGTGATTACAAAAATATGGTAGTAAAATGTCAACAATTAGAGAATGAGAATTCTAGTTTAAAATCACAATTAGAAGTATATAAATTATTATTAAGTAGTCAAATGATTCATTTCAATGGTCATATGACGAATCATTTGAATAGTATTCCTAAACCTCCGCCGCCACCGTCAATTATAAATAATACTAGTGATATTAGTTTAGGAACTCAAAACAAATTACCCAAAAGAATGGATAATGTATTAGATGAATTGCGATGTAAGATTAAAAAAATTGAATAAAATTGATTTGTATTTAAAATTAAATGAATAAGTACATATTAATTTAAAATACGTTGATGACAGATTCTGATACAAATAGTGTAGATAATGTATTGGAGTTAAGAGAGAAAATGGTAGAGAAGTTTTTAATGCTAACGGATGGAGATTATAAAATTGCTAAAAATTTAGAGATAGGTTGTTATAATGCTACAATTTTATTTGCGGATGAGAAGGGTTTTGTAAAAAAATGGGAAAATCCAGTATTTAAAAATAGTTATATCCATCGTTGTATTAGTGTATTTACGAATGTAGATGGTAGTAGTTATATAAAAAATGATAAATTAATGGATCGTATTAAACTTGGTGAAATTAAGGCTTATCATGTTGGAGCCATGCGTCCGCAGGAAATTTTTCCAGAACACTGGTCACAAATCAAAGAACAAAAAGAAAAGAAAGACAAAATGGCATATGAAATTCGAACAGAACATACCGTAAAAGGTATGTATAAGTGTGGTAAATGTAAGAATGATACAATTACTTATTATGAGGTTCAAACTCGAAGTGCGGATGAGCCTATGACATTATTTTGTAGATGTACAAATTGTGGTAACCGTTGGAAGAATTAAGTATGAATTATATATAAAAAAATTGTATATATATTATAATAATAACGTATAAAATGCAACGTGGTGGTAATTATTGTGAAATGCCTACAAGGCGTATAACTAAAACTTCATATGAACGTCCAACTACGACATATCAAGATACATTACAAACAGATGAAGCTATGTTAGAAAAACTGGCGGGTTATGAAGAAGTTACTATGCCAGAACATATCGAATATAGAGTACATACTCGATATATAACGTATAAGGACGGAAAACCAAAGTTTTGTTTAGGTGGATTAATGATGCGTGTATATCCAGATTATGTTGTTATGTCGAATGGTTCAGTTAGCTGGTCAGTCCAACGTGATTACTTGGATAAAAACGGCAATAGTTATGGTAAGACTCGTTTTTTTAAATATGTAAGTAAGGATACTCGTAATCAGCTAGTTATTCAGGAGCAACAAAGTGAAATAGAACGATTACGTATAGAGAATGAACGTTTAAAACAAGGTCAACCCGTTTCAAATAAACCAAAATTTTTTTAATGTTCTATAATATATATAATGGAAGATAAAAATCTTTATGATAATGTTCCGGGTATAATTGAATTATCTACTAAGGATTTAGTTCGTAATGCGGATGGTTCAGTATTACCTGTTAGAAATGAATTTAATAATAAAGTATATATGTTAGTGTTTTATGCTCCTTGGTGTGGACATTGTAGGAATATGGTAACGGATGTAAAAGATTTATCAAATACTTTAAAAGATGAGGGTTTTATGGTAGGAACAATCAATTGTGAGAGAAATAGTGATTTAAGTGATAAAATAGTAATTGATAGTTTTCCACAGATATATTTTGTTAAAGATAACAAAGCAAAGAAATATAATGGGTCAAGAGATCTAGAAAGTTTAGTCAGTTTTTTATGTGAAACATTGGGTAAATGTGGTCAAAAAAAATAACTTTTAAATAATATATATGGATTATTTAAAGGATATAGGTTTAATTTTATCAGAAAATAAGTGGACTATATTGTTTATCGTATTTGGTATATTAATAGCCTACAGTGTTGGTAAATCTATTGCGGAGAATAATGAAGACAAACCAGAATATTTTGAAAATCGATGTATAAAACAAAAAAGGTTGTATGAAGATAATAAACCAGTAAAATGCGAAGAAAAAGATGAAGTAGTCAAAAAAGTAACTGTAGCAAGTGCAAGTTGTCCTAAAATGCCAAATATGAAAGATTATATGCGTAAGGAGGATTGTCCTGATTTGAGTGATTATGTTCATAAATCCTTACTACCTGATTTAAATAATTATATTTCTAAAAATTATGTAAAGGAAAATTATATTTCACGTGAATTATTAAAAAAAAACTATATGCGAAAATGTGACTGTAGACCAATTCCTCCAAAAGATGTTCCAATTCAAGAATTAGAAGAACCTCCATGTGACCCTATTCCTATCAAGAAAATAGCATGTCAAACTATTCCAGTGAAAGTAGATTCATGTGAACCTAAACCAATTGAACAAAATACATGTGATAAAAATGTAGAGAATAAAAAAATACAGGATTATTTAGATAAAAATAGAGACAATATGGATGTTACCTATAGCACTCTAGATGATGCCTTTTGTAATAAAAAATCTTGTTTTGTTAATGGATACCCCGACGGTTTACATCCATTAAAATAAAAATATTATAAAAAAGTATATAATATGTGGATATACTTTTTAATATTTATTTTAATATTTATGTTAATTATTATTAATAATAATAGTTTTAACGTAATTGAAGAAGAACACTTTACTAATAAACAAAAAGCTATTGATGAAATTAATAATTTAAAAAGAATTTTAGGTCAGCAATTAATAATAGGAAATAAAGAACTAAATCCAAATCACACCCCTACTGCTAATATTAGAGTAAATAATAAATATAAATTGTTAATTAAAGATCCCGTTGAAACTCAAATTCGTTTTAAGGCGGAGAAAGATTATGGATTTGAACATATGCGTCCTGATATAAATAATCCATATAAAACAGATGGCTATAGTTATATCAATCCGGCTTTATGGGATGTTCCACAGAGCAGACCTCCTATATGTATCCCTCAAAAAGGTTATGAAGCTACTGTTCAACCATTACCTACCACGGGTACACCTCTAGAAGCACTTGAATGGAAAGAGGTTTTACCGAGATTTACCTACAATCAAGTATATGACCCTAAATATTATTATCCAGGTTATCAATCAATTTAATGTATCCATAAAATCTAATATAGCAAAACGAGCTTTGTTAGAAAAACGAACTTTGTCATTTTTCCAAGTGTTACATTTTTGAATTATATTACTGTAGTATACAGGCTCTAATTTTTTTGAAACACATTTTACAAATTCAATATAAACTTCTATTGTTTTTTCAACTATTTCCTTATCATCATTTTGTAATTCATTTTCTAAAAATATTAATTTATTTTTAATAATATTAATATCTAACAAATTGGTTCGATTAAAGATTAATCCCAAAAAAATAAATCCATTTTTAAAAATTAAATTATTTCGCGTATCTATACAAAGTTGATTATAATTCGATAAGTCAATTTTTATAATATGTATTTCATCTAATTTTTGTATTAGTTTTTCAATGATATTACTAATTTGATTTAAATTACTAAGCAAAGTTATTAATAAATCTAAATTATTTTCTTGTTGTAATCCTATATTTAATATTAAATCTAATAAAATAGTATTCGCCTCTACACTATTTTCTACTTCATTTTTAATTTTTTTTTGTAATGTATCAAAATTTGTATTAGAAAGTTGATTTAAATATAAACTTAGATTTTCTTTAATTTTTTCACTCTCTTGTTTTTGACTCGATTTTATACCTAATCTAATATTTGTACCTTTTTTCCATCCTTCTATATTATTTTTTAACATTAAATAATGATCACGTGTAGCATCATCTACAACACATGTATTATTTTCTAAAAACCAATTCAAAATATTAATACTCAATGATACATTTTCTAAATTTATAGTCATATACTATAATTATATTTATAAACATTTTCTTTAAGTTTTAGTAAAAGATTATAAAACTTAATTAAAATGATTTAACCGAAACACTGGATGATTATAAGATTGTAGAGTAGAATATTTATCCGGAATACGAGCAGTATTTTGTGCCGCTGGAGCACTGCCCCATAAATTTGTTAAATTATTATTACTTTGTGGATTTAAAATAGGAGCTACTTGCTGAGAACGTTTTCTATCCTCTTCACTTATATTTAATCCCCATCGAGCATTAGCATATTTCAAATCAGTATTATCACGAAAAACAACATCAGATACAATATTATTATTCATCAAAGGTATACTAAATTTTTCTAATGGATTTTGAACAAGCACCGGTTGTAAAAACACATAAAGACACATTATAACAATAAAAACTAAACTAACAGTTATTAAATCACGATTCATTATATAATACAAATTGAGAAAAAATATTCCATTAAGCTCCAATATTTAATGTGCTAATCAACCGACCCTGATAATCTTCCTGTCCCGTATGCCATAAATCAATTGTAATATCTACAAATATTTTACCTTGGATTAAACGCCAACGATGGCAAAAAAGCCAGTCTTCAGAATAATAATGGTCATTTACTATAGCACAATCAAATAAAGAATACGCATAACGATTTTCTTCACCATGGAGAAATCCACAATCATCCGTATATTTACATTCGGGATGAGCTTTTATCATTTTATCAATACAACTACGTTGAATCATCATAAAACCTGTCGCTAATGTGTAAATTTCCATTAAATTATTCTCAATTCTATTCTGATCCTGTAAATAATTAAAATTATAATGAAGCAAATTATGATATATCATTTGTGTATCAGTTAAAGGCTGATTAAAAGGAGACTTCTTACGTTCTAAAATATTCTTAATACCTTCTGAACTTAAACGGTCCCAATGATACTTTTTAATTGGATAAATACCTCCAACTAATTCTTTATCAGCTATAATCAACTTGGTTACATGAATAGGCTCCCAAGTAATATCACTATCAATAAAAAGAATATGAGTCATTTCTGGATCAGACATTGCCTTAGCAACTAGATTATTACGACCACGTGTGATTAAACTTTCATTACGAATAAATTGTAACACAATTTTAATACCCAATTTTTCTAATGACTCTTTAGTTTCCATAATTTTTAATATATAATTAACATGACACAACCCACCGTAACAAGGTGTCAAAATATATAATTTAACTTTATTTCTTGATAAATATTCATTGACACGATTATCAAAATATTCTCTATTTACGGTAGTACTATCGGCTTGATTACTTGGCTGTTGAACATTTACTGCCATTTTTTTTTTCAAGTCATCTAGATAAGCCTTTACTTTATCATCCTCACTTTGAACAGACGTTTCAACCGGTTGTGCTAGCTTTGCTTTCAAACTATCTAAATAATTTTTTATTTTTTCATCTTCACTAATTTGATCATTTTTACCTTCTACCAGTTGATTTTCCGATATATTTGACATTATATAATAATATGTATTCACAATTCTTTAAATAGTGATATTTACGATTTTAATGCTAATTTGTCACACAAAATATCTTTTGATAAATTTTTAGATATATATATATCGACCCATTAAGCAAAACCGGTTTATTTACTTTTAATTTACTACAAATATAATTAAAATCTTTATCTAATTTCATTTTTATTTTTAGTTAAATACATCATATCAGTAATAAAATATTTCATAAATTAATAATACATTACATATACTATATATCTATTTTAACTATAAAAAAAAATTGTATATATAATATATAAAAAAGTTCATGTCTAGTTTAATAAACTACATATATTATAGTATTTATGGTGATAATACTGAAAGTATTCATCATAAAAAGTATGGATGGATAAAGGGGGAATCCTATGGAAAAGCAATCAAGCATATTTTTGAAATAGGATTTTGTCATAATGCTATAAAACAATTGGATTTACGTTGTAAGTGTCCACCCGTATATGACCAAGGAAAATTAGGTAGTTGTACTGCTAATGCAATCGGATTTGCTTATCATTTTGATGAACTAAAACAAAATAGTCAATCTCCATTTATTCCTAGTCGTTTATTTATTTATTATAATGAAAGAAATATGGAAGGGCATACAAGTGAAGATAGTGGTGCTGAGATTCATGATGGAGTCCAAACTATTAATACAATAGGTGTTTGTCAAGAAGAGATGTGGCCATATGATATAAATAAATTCACTGAAAAACCATCAGATAATTGCTACGAAATAGCAAAAAATCATCAATCAGTAAGTTATAACGCATTAGACCAAAATATAGACCAATTCAAAGCAGCTATTATATCAGGATTTCCAGTTGTTTTTGGATTTAGTGTGTATGAGAGCTTTGAAAGTGCCGATGTTACTAAAACTGGAAAAATGCCTATGCCTAAGGAAGGAGAAAAAATATTAGGAGGACACGCCGTAGCCCTAGTCGGTTTTGATGATACAAATAATGTATTTATTGTTCGTAATAGTTGGGGAGAAAATTGGGGAGATAAAGGATATTTTTATATGCCATATGAATTTATTAAAAACAGTGATTATGCTAGTGATTTTTGGGTTATAACTAAAACAAATGATACTAATAAAAATATATTAGAAAATCATATTAAAAACAAGCTTTTTCAACAAAAACTACTTGATAATTTAATCTATATCAATGATAAAGAGAGTGTACAAGTTGATCAATCTATTATAATTTCTAAAAGAAATCGTAGAAAACATAAGCAACACTAAAAAAATAATAAATAAATAGAATATATGAATATTACAATTAATCATATTCTCTATTTTATTACTGGATTAGCTATATTAGCATATTTACTCAAAATTAATCGTGCTATATACTATTTTATTATGAGTAGTATGACAGTTGTATTCTATCTAGTATCGAATGAATTAACGATGAGTATATGTATTTCAGGTGTAGTAACCGCTTTAATCTATGTTTATTTAGATAAACAACCTTTAAAAAAACGTAAAAGTATGTTAATATTAGAACATATGTCAGATAACGAAAATTCTAAAAAAAACGATGATATAGAAGATGAAAATCTTAAGAATAGTAAGGAAGATGATAAAGATAGTAAGGAAGATGACGATTTTGAACCAAAAGAGGAAAATAAAATAGATCATAAAAATTCATATTTAGAATTATTTAAAAGTTTAAAACCAGATGAAATTAATTCGCTCAATTCTGACACGCAAGAACTAATCAAAACACAAAAACAACTTATAGAAACACTCCAATCAATGGGACCAGCCTTAAAAGAGGGAAAAACTATTTTAGATACATTTAAAAATTATTTTAATGATGGAGGTATTGAGAAATTAAGTTTATAAAATATAATAATAACATATAATGAATAATTATTATTATTTTTTATCTATAAAATTAATATCAATTGTTTTTTATTCAGTTTTATATTTTATATTTGGATTTATTACATCAATTAGTTTAAATAGTGTTATGTCTAGTTTAAATGAAGAAGATATAAAAAATAAAAAAAATAATCCAAAATACATTGTAAAAGTTATTTTGGATATTATATTCAATTTTGCTCTTATAGGTGTTTCATTTTATTTTATACGTAAAATAGTTAAATATTATATACCTTATCCATTAGATGGAGTAGCTGGTTTTGATAAAATGAAGTTAAAAGAAATACAAGGTGGTATAATTATTGCTACAATTTATATGACTTTTCAAACAAAACTAATATCGAAACTAAATTTTATTAGACAATTAATATTTTAATACATATATTTTATTTAGAAGGATTATCTAATATTTTATTCCATATACCTTTTCTATTTTTTAGATCAGTAGTATATAGAAATGATTTTTCCAATACTAAACGTATCAATTTTGATAATGATACATCACATAATTCATTAAAATATTTCTTTTCATTCGTGTATCTTTCTCTGAAATGTAGAGCATCCCATTCATATAATAAATCCATTATAAATGTCATTAAACTTAATAGATAATCCCTATCAAATATATTATGCTTTACTCGTTGTTTAATATAAGATATATCTAAAAATTCATCTATTTTATTTTTTGGGCTATTTTCAGGTAGTATTTCATTTAAAAATGTTTTTAATTCAAATAAATTAGAATATATTACTTCGTAATCTCCTGCTGCTATATCATTTTCTATTTTATCCCAATAAGCTCTACTCATTATTTCCGCAACAGCATTAAATTTATGTTCTTCCATTTGAATTAATATAGTATCTAACATACTTAGACATCCTATTTTAGAACAAGATATTCGTATTTTTTCTATTAATTGTTCATAGTGAGGTTCCCATTCATTACGTGTAGTTTGTTCTATAATATTATTTGTATTTTGAGTTTGTAATTCTATGGATTTTTTGATTTGTAGTATATTATAATAGAAACAGGCAATATCTGTTACAAATTGTTCATAATCATTTGCTTTCCATTGATTAAAATTAGTTAAATAGTCATCAATAATATTATTTATGGGATTATCACGTTTAAGAATAGCTAAAATGACACTTCTACATTTACCCCATATCATATCATTAGCGTCCATTTCATTTTTAAATTTATATATCATAAGCGACATCCATATACAACGACTGTCTTTTAATGAATATGTTCCGATAGTATTATTTCGAACAGTTTTTAAATATTTTTGTCCATCATTTAGAGTTTTTACATTCTCAATAAATTCTCTAAATGATGATACTATTATATAATCTATATTTGACATTAGGTTCTTGTTATAATATTTTTAGAGAAAATAATGTGAAACTATATAAAAATAATTTAATGAAATGAAATTATTATGTCACTGTTAGATTTTATAAAATCTATTTATAGAGAAGAGTTTGATGAAAAGTTAAAATCAATAAGTTTAACCCGAGGACTTTCAGTTGTAGAATTTTACTTAGAAAATAATAAGTATTATATTGATATGGATAATAAAGTATACACGGAAGACCATAGTAAAATGAAATTACATGGAATAGAAATAGGTCATTTAAAAGATGGTATAATTTATATAGGAAGTTAAATTAATATTTTTTTAGGCGTTTTAATGATGATTTACGTGAGGATTTCTTGACGCGTTGACGACGTGAACCGCCTATTTTTTTGCCTAATACTGTAGAAAGTTGTCCCTCATCCGTATATAAAATAGTATTTCCCTTAATACCATATGTATAATGATTCGTTGCTTTAATTCATTTTAATAACCATTCTTTTTGTTTTTCATTCAATTGAACTTGTGTGTGAACTAAGTCAACGGCATATAATCCATTCAATGGTTCTAAATATAATGTAAACATTTTAATTAGTGTATATATATAAAAATTAAATATTGGATGATTCAAGTCATTTTAGTATAATTGAATAAAAAATTGATTTTATTATAAAAACATATTTATAATATATATTACATAAAATGAAGTTTTGTAAGAAATGCAACAATATGCTTTATATTCATTCAACTGAAAATGTGGTTGAAATAAAATATACATGTCGTAATTGTGAATATAAAGAAATAGATAAAAATCCAACACGATGTGTTTATGAAAATATATATAACCAAACAAATTCTACACATGATATTATTTATAATAAATATACAAGACATGATGCTACATTGCCTAGAGTAAATACTATAAAATGTATTAATCAAAATTGTATTAGTAATAAAAATTTGGAAAATGTTTTGATTTTAACAGATTTATCTATTCATCAAAATAGGGAAGATTTTGATACTAAATGTAATGATATTTTAAGTAAATTTGGTAATCCTGAAACAGTTTCATTAGATGAAGATACTTTAGTTATTAAGGCTAACAGAGATAATATAGTTGAATTGCGGTCTAATTTATCACAAATTCATAGTTTTATTGAGTATCATGATACATTAGATTCGCAAATTATCTTTATTAAGTATGACCCGGATGAATTAAAATATGTATATATTTGTGATTATTGTAATACCAGTTGGAAAAAGTAGATTTATATTTTATTAAAAAAATTGATCAAAATATAAAAAGATAAGTGAATAATATATTACAACTATGAGTGAAGAACATGATTTTGATGATGATACAGTTAGTGATATAGAGGATGATATTGAAGATTTAGAAGGTGCTGAATATGATGAGGGTGATGAAGAAGTAGAACCAGGCGTATTTGTTCTAGATGAAGAGGATGAAATAGTTGCGGAAGAGGAGGAGGATGATGAAGATTTAGAAAATTTAGAGGATATTGATGAAGATGAAAATTTAATTAATGTAAGTGACAATCATAAGTTTGAAATAGTTAGTAAGGATAAAACATATGAACGTTTAGAGAATAAAAAACGCATCGGAAATCCGATAATGACAATGACTGAACTAACTAAAATTATAGGAATTCGTTCTCAACAAATTGCTTCCGGAATGTCTCCACTAGTTGAAGTAGATAAAGATATTAAAGATACTAAGTTTATAGCTATAAAGGAATTACAATCTAAAAAGATACCATTAATTATAAGACGTTATTATCCTAATAATATGTATATGGATTGGCGTGTAGAAGATTTAATGTTACCTAAGAACATTTTATTCTAGAGATACATTTTTACTGGTAATTTAAAATAATAATAATCTGAATAAGCTCGTTTTTCTTCTAAATAATCTCTTATATAATCGACTGTAATATTATCTATTTCAAAGTCTAATTTTTTTGATATTTTTTTTTTAATTTGTTGTATTAGTTTAGTATGTTGTTTTTTGTAAGATTCTTTACAGAGAATATATTCGTTATAATCACTTGATTTTTTATAATTTTGTAAAAATTCATTTGTATAATCATTTAAATCTTTA